TCGCCGACGGAGAAATCGCCACAGAGCAGGAGTACCAAAATAAACTGCTGGCCCTCGAAATCGCATTTCTCAAAACCCGCCTCACCTCGAATAAAGATGCCGGGGAGGCCCGTGCGAAACTCGAAGCCCAACTTTCCGACAAACTGATCGAGCAGAAGAAGCGCGAGCAGCAGCAGGCCGAAGCGGCCGAGGACCTCCGCATCCAGAACATGACGAATGCCACGGACCGGGAGAATGCGGACTACGAGCGTAAAAAGAAACAACACGCCGGGAACGCCGCGGCGCTGGAACAACTTGCACTTGCTCATAATCGGAACCTCACGAAGATCGAACTCCAACGGGCAACGGACGCTCTCAAGCAGGAAGAAAACGAATACAAACAGAGCCGCCAGGTGATGCAGGAACGCCACAAGGCAGAACTTCAAACCGCCACACTCTCCAAAACGGAACGAGCCCGGCTCAAACAGCAACAAATCAATGAACTCAAAGCCTTCGACGAGGAATACCTGCGCTCGACGCTCACGCAGCTCCAAGCGCTGAGCGGTTCCGGGATGATGGCCTTTCGGGACCTGAAAGGCGTGCTCCAAACGATTGATCTCGACACGTCACTCCTCTCCGAGCAGGAGAAAAATGACCTCATTCGCCGCATCAAAGAGGTGGAAGGAGCTATTGACGCAGCGGCCAACAAGGTGGAAGAAGTTGGCTATTCCTTCACACAAAACCGGGGCGGGAATCTCTTCGGATTCTCTCAGGATGACTGGGCGCTGTTCTTCGATAACATCTCCGCCGGGAAATTCGGAGCCGAAGAAATGGCAATGGCACTCATGGCCGCAGCCGAAGCCGCTAATATGGCAATGGACCTATATGCCAGTTACGACAAAATGATGACGGCCAAGGAGAACGCCGAACTCAAAAAGTACAAGAAGAACCAAGACACCAAGAAAAAACAACTGCAATCCCGACTCGATGCCGGGCTGATGACCGAAGAACAGCACACCCAGGCCGTCGAGCAGATGGAGGCCGAGTACGAGCGCAAGCAGGAAGAACTCCAAATCAAGCAGGCCAAACGTCAGAAACAGCAGAGTATTATCCAGGCAACGATCAACACCGCAGCCGGTGTTGTGAAAACCCTCTCGGAGTGGGGAATACCCTGGGGACTTATCCCAGCCGGCATTATGGCAGCGATGGGTGCTGCACAAATCGCCATGATCGCAGCAACGCCAATCACCGGCGCCGAGGAAGGCGGCTTCCCCGTAGAGCGGGCGCAAGACGGCAAGAGGTTCAATGCCCACCTCGACCCCGATGCCCGTGGCTACATCGACCGGCCCACGGTACTCGTTGGCGAAAATGGCATGGAGTACGTCATTCCCAACGAGGCCATGAAGAACCCCACAGCCGCGCCGATCATCAACACGTTCGAAGCGGTGCGCCGGCGAGGACGCCTCCGGGATTTCGATTTCACGCAGACGCTACCCGCTATGATGCGAACAACCGGATATGCCGCAGGCGGAGCCATTTCCCCGGGACAAGCAATCGACACGATCAATGCAAGTCCGACGGTTTCCACCGCATCCGACGGTTCTGATCCGGCACTCGTCAGGCTGCTCTACACGGCGGTAGTCAGGCTGACCGAACGCCTCGACGAACCCATCCGCGCCGATGTGTCCCTGATGGGCAAGGCCGGGCTGATCGAGAAGCAGCGCGAATACGAACGTATGATGAACCGCGGAAAACTCAAATAGACATGTTACTGATCAAAAGTCTCGAATCCGGACGCACGCTCGACATCACACCCGGGCAGGAGATAACCTTCACCCTCGAAAATCCCCTCTTCGCAGACGACCGCATGCCTGTGGCCGTCTCAACGGGCATCGAGTTCCCGCTCTCCCCGACAAACAAGGTGGAATTCCGGTTCGTCGATGTCATGATGATTCCACCCGCCGTGCAAAAGATTCCCGCCGCCATCATCTTCGAGGGCTTCGAACTATTCTCCGGGGAACTCCAGTTCGACGAGTTCTCCGACCAAACGCTCAAATACACATTCGTAGGTGCCGATGCGACAGAGGCATTCTCCGGGAATATCCACGAAATAGCGTGCCGGGACTATGGAGGCATGGCAATGTCAACATTCGTGCAGAACGCCCGCAAAGGAGATTATCCCGATATCGGACTCCCGATGATCGTCCGCAAGGCCAACAGCGCAAAGATCGAATACCCCACGGCCGCAGGAGAGGCGGAATGCTCTTCGATCGACAAATACGCCAACTACCTCTACACCGATACGCCCTATATCATCCCGGCAATCAAGGCAGCCTATCTGCTGGAGAAGATCCACCCCAGGCTGATCTTCCCATCCCAGGTCCAGGACTATCTCGATCGTATGGCCATACTCGGAACCTACAAGCCCGAAGCGTGGCAAAATGACCGATACGGCATCCCCTATACAGGCTCCGGCACGGATGATAATCTGTGTATCGGAACCGGATTCAACGCCGCGGAGGCCCTGCCCGAGATGACAAAGGCGGAGTTCATCGCCAACATCCTCAAAATGTTCTGCGCGACAATATTCCCCGAGAAAGGATACTACGATGTACGCACCAACAGCTCGATACTCCAAGACAAGACATTTATCGACTGGACGCAGAAGGTATCGGACATCTATGCCATCGTCGCCGGAGAGGCCGGAAGCTACTCTCTGGAATACGCCAACGGCGAGCAGAGCTTCGATCCCGCCAAAGAGGAGGAGTTCGACGAAGAACTCGCACAGAGCATCTATTCCGCATCCAACTACGAGGAACTGATCTCCAAATTCCGGACTTCGGACAACTACGTCAATGTTCGTGTGACATTCTCCGGGAACGTCTATTCGGGAAAAGCCGTGAAAGCCTACTTGTACTGGAAACGGGTCTGGGACTGGATAGGAACGATACTTATGGGGGAGATCGTTTTCAATAAGACAGAAACTACAATACCGCTCATCGACATCGTATTCCAGGCCAACGTCAACAAGGTCGAGTTGTCCGAAGAAAGCGGCGACGGCCCAAGCTACGAAAACAGCATCGGATTCATCTGCACCCCTTGCATCCCGGCAAATGTCGCAACGCTCATCAATGTCGAATCCACGGACGCACAAGTGACGCTCCGCGCCATGGCACCCGTCGTCGATATCCCCACCGTCGGCGGAAACCGCCCTTCGGACGTATACATCGGGTTACTGATCGAAAACAACTTCTTCGATCAGGGAAACTATTTCACACGCCCCGAGCCCTACATCGACGGAGGCACCGAGATGTCGAACACACGTTATTCCATCGCCATCGGGGGCACCAACGGGCTCTATGCCAAATTCCACGAGACATTTGCGCAATGGCAGGTGAAGAAGAAAGACTCCGTAAAGGCCGATGTGGTACTTTCTCCCGCCGACATCGCGCAGCTCAAACTCTGGCGCAAGATCATGCTTTACAACCGGCTCTTTCTCATCAAGACCATGGAAATCACGCTCTCCGACAAGGCGACGGTAGCATTCGCCAATGCCGAGTTCGTAGAGGTGTAATTGTCCTTTCATCCCGATTTCTGAAACCATACATTTGACGAAAAAAAACATGGGATTCACAATTCGCGGTCACTATGCGATCTCCTTTACGGAGAATGCCAGCAATCTCGTTTTCTCCGAAGTCGAGAGTCCGATGCGCATATCGTATTTCATAGACGACAACGTGATAGTCGATAATGTCGAACTACACCCGGATGCGAACGGGGAGGTCACCATCCACGTCCGCCAGCTGGTTCGGCTTGTCCCTCCGCTGGCCGGTCCGTGCACGACCTCCAAAAACCTCCCGCAGGTGGCGTGGAGAGCTAACAAAGCAGGCGAAAGCATAAGATTGGGCAGCTACTTAATGCCGGGAGGAGTATCGAAACCCTTCGACACGGCGTCTGAAATCATCGACTTCTTCGCCCGGAACTTTCTGACGCACCAGCCGCAGATCATCGAAACGACGCCCCTGCAACCGCAATGGCTGGCATTTGTCAGGACGTACCCCTACCAGACAATGGAACTTCACACCACGCTTTATACCGCCGACGGCCGTACATTCACCAAACAGATTTCGGAGACCCCCGGTTCCTACACATACAATCAGATCGACACGAGCTTCAGCGCCTGCTGGCAGGAGTTCTGCAAGGAAAAGGACCTCGTTCCCATCGCCTACGATGTTTTCGGAACCAGCCAAAAGGCCCAAATATCGGATGGGGTCACGACTTTAATCGACAAGCCCAACCACCCGATCGGACAGCGCTATCTCCTGCGCAAGGCCCGTATGGACGATCAATGCTTCGGGTTCGTGAACGGCATGGGAGGCTTCGACACGCTGATGATGCAAGGAAGGACCATTCTCAAACCGGAGGGAGATGCCGAGACCTTCACCAACTCCGAGGTCGAAAAGGAACTGGCCAACAACTATACCTCCTACTGGGAGACTTCCACCGGCTATATCGATTCGGAACGCATGGCCGCACAATACCAGGATTTCCTCAAAAGCCGAGACCGCTGGGTCTGCCGCGACGGCGAATGGCATCGGATCATCGTAGATGAATACAAAGCCGAGCACACGGCACGCGAACTGAATGCCTACACCTTCAAATACCACCTTGCGGAACGCAACGAGCGGCGTTTTTACGATCGGGAGGAGCTCCCCGAGCCGCAGATCACACCCGGAGAATTTTTCCCCGAGGGACGATAATATTTGTCCTTTCAAGACCGACGCCGACCGTCTAATTTTACCTCAAACGACCTGCACATGGAAACGAAAGCCGCAAAAATACGACTCAACAACCAAACCGATTTTTCATTCATCGAACAGTTTCAGGAGTCCGATGAGAACGGGAATCCGGTCCCGGCTCCCGTTCCCGAGGACAGCATAGATTTCGAAATCGAATTCTTCGCCGACAACGGCGTCCGGTTCAAGGTGTCCCGCAGAAACGGCATATACGATCATTGCGAAAAACTCGACGACAACAGGCTCTGCGTATATGTCCCCCTGTCCAAATGTTTCCTCGGCAGCGGGTGGCTCTGCCAGAAGCTATGGATCAGCTCGCCCGATGCGTTTTGGAACAACACCGCGAGGAATATCTGCATCCCCTCCTGTCCCGGGATTTGGCTCTGGAACGGACCCAGCGACGACGTGAAAGCGTCGGCAGAGATCGAAGCATTCATCGGCACGGTATACCGCGGCAAAGACGGCGTCACGCCCCACATCGGAGAGAACGGGAACTGGTGGATAGGAAACCAAGATACGGGATGTCGGGCGGAACCGATCCATTTCGGCCCCCGGGAACTGTTTCCGGAGACCGGAATTGCCGGAACGCTCTACATCGACACGGCAAACGAGAGGGCCTACCGCTGGGATGAAGCGGCGGCCGTGTACCGCTGTGTCGGATGGGGCATCGACAGCAGCGACGAAATAATACTCTCCGCGCAGGACGAGGCGTAAACACCGACCGATACGATAAACATCAACGCAGAAGCACAGATGAACACATCGATTACAGAAATAATGGCCATGCAGCGCACGGCCCTGTTCCGGCAGAATTTCGAAGAGGATTTCCCCTTCATCTTCCGGTTCCCGGACGGCAAGCGTCCGGAATATCCCTGGAAGATCGTTTTCAACACCTACGAAGGCCCGAACAAGTCCAGAACATCCTTCACGGCGGCGTTCGACGGAAAACAATACATGAACTGCCGCCCCGTGGACGATACGCCGGATGCGATGCTCATAGAGTTCAAAGACCACCGCCTGCCTCCCGGGAAGCTCTGTTTCCGGCTGCTGCGCAACGTTCCCAATGACTTGTTCGAAAGCGGAGAGCAGAAGAAGGTGCTCCCGC